TAGACCCCTCAGAACGCGCTCTGCGCTCATACGGCAACACCGCTGCTGCTATGGGCAAAGATATGAATCAAATGGTGGAGGCTGTTGCTGATGCCTCTACGATGGAATTTGAAAGGCTTAAAGAGTTTGGCATCAAGGCTAGACAGGAAGCGGATACAGTTAGCTTCACCTTTCAAGGGCTAACCACTACCGTTGGCAAAAACTCAAACGAAATTCAAGAATACTTGCTCGGCATTGGTGAGGTTCAATTTGCTACAGCTATGGCTGATCAGATGGAAACCATTACCGGCAAGATTTCAAACCTTGAAGATTCTGTTGGTGCATTTCATAGAAAGCTAGGTGAGGCAGGCGGCCTTTCGATTTATACAAGTCTAATCGAGGGGGCAATAGTCTCCGTTGAGTTTATGACAGATCATGTTGATGATCTGGCTGAAAATGTTGATGTGCTTGCTGCTGCTTTTGGTTTTGCGGCGGTGGTAATGAATAGGCAAATGATTCCTGCTCTCGGTAAAACTGCGGCGGGAATGGTTGCCGGTGAAGTTAATGTTATTCGTTATCAAATTGCGCTTGCCAGAATGACAGGAGCCACAGGAAGTGCTGCTGTGGCACAGGGCACTTTAAGGGCAGCAACATCTTCATTCGGAACTGTTCTTGGTCTTGTCGGTGGCCCGATTGGCGTAGCCATCCTACTGATTGGCGGTCTTGCTCTAGCTTATAAGAAAGTTACTGATGCTCAGGACGAGGCGCGAGAAGGCGCAGCAAAATTTATTTCTGGCAATGGCGGGATGCAGGAGCTTAATCTAGCGATACTAGGAACCCAAAACAAAATAAAAGAATTGCGAGCAACTATAGAAGCCGATCATGGTTTTTGGAGTCCTTTCATGGGTAGTGAATCAAATGCTGCGCGTGATGAGATTAAGAAACTTACAGAATTTTTAGAAGATTTACGAGCAGAGCAAGACAAGATTAATCTGTCAGTTGATGGATTCGTTGGCCCGTTACAGGATTCAACAACCGCGATTATTGATAACGGAGAAGCTGCCGAGATTGCTGCTGACAGGATAGCGGGTTTAGTCTCTGAATTTGGTTTCGCTGCCACTTCGACATTTAGAGTCACCGAACACGCAATGGACACTAGAAAGGCAATCTCTGATTTATCAGCAGAGATTTATGACAGCACCAAATTGTTTGGATATTTTGAAACCGGCGTTGGTGATGTAAATGGCATCATGGCTGAAACGCCTTTCAGAATGGCGGGAGTTGAAACCGCAACAAAGGAAGTAACCAAAGAACTAGATTTACAAAGTCAGATGTTAGAGGACACCCAAAGAGAATGGGGCAATTTGATTTATGATTTATTCAGTGATGGAAACGCTCACGATATAGGAGATTTTTTCGACACTATTGCGAAGGGCTTTGCTCGGATGGTGGCAAATATAGCTGCCCAGAAGTTAGCTGAAGCAGTATTTGGCGGTGGTGGTGGCGGCGGAGGTGGTATTGGCGGAATGATGGACGTTCTCACCAGCCTTCAGTCAGGTGGAGGCGGTGGTGGAGGCGGTGGTGGAGGCGGTGGAGGTTCCTCAGCAACAACCGCAATAAACGCAATAAACGCCGTAGGTTCTGCTCTTACAACTGGAGCGGGGAGTTTCTCATTAGCTGCTGTAGGTAGTACCACTGGGGGATGGGTTGCTCCTTCTATGACTGCGGGTATTACTGGTGCTGGTACAACTGCTGCAGGTGCTGCAGGTGCTGGAGGTACTGGAGTATTGGCTTCCATAGGTTCCGCTATATCTGGAGCTGCATCCGCTGTATCTTCTGCTGTATCTTCCGCAGCTAGTGGAGTGGGAAGTCTAATCTCAGCTATACCTGGTTGGGGTTGGGCATTAGGTGGAGCTGCTCTAGTTGCACATCTCTTAGATGATTCCGGAACTATGTCTAGCAATGCGGGGATGCTTACTGTGCCTCTTGGACATGGGGGAGAATTTGATATAGATGCCTTCGCTAGTGGTGCACAATTCACTGGGTTCACTCGTAGAGCTGGAGAAGAAGAAGCCGGAAGTGCGATCAATGCCTTTAGAAGTGTTGATGCAGCTTTGACAGAAGCCTATATAGCGGCAACTGGTTCTGCTCCTAATCTAAATGCCTCAGATTTCATAGGGTATGATGAGAAAGGTGAAGGGCGTGGAGCTTTCTTTGGCTCGGCAAGCGAGGAAGGAGGGGGTGACGGAACTCCGATGGATGTCCAGTTAGGGAATTACGCTAGTCGATGGATTGAATTAGCTGGAGCGCAATCTGCATCATCACAAGAGCTTATAAATAGCGTCATTGGCAACGGAGATGTAGCAGGGATTTTAGACAGAGCTGGTGCAGTATCAGGGTTAGATGGCTCACATGCTAATGGCTTGGATTATGTTCCTTTCGATGGTTATCGTGCCGAATTGCATAAGGGTGAGAGAGTTGTTCCGGCAAGTGAAAACATGAACCAAGAAATGATGGCAATGCTTAATTATATGATGAAGCAATTTGATATATTTGATCGCTGGAATACAAATGGCTTGCCAGCAGAGAGGACTGCTCCGTAATGGATATTATTCGCCCAACAGAATTACTGGATGCGATGCTTACTAGCTCAAATGTAGCTGAAACATCGCCAGCTACTTCGCCGCTAGAATGGTCAAGCGCGACTGCTTATGTGGTAGATGATGAAGTATCCGTGACCTATACAACTGCTGGTGCTTCTATAGCAACTCATTTAATTTATACCTGTAATCTGGCGCATACAAATAAAGACCCTACGCTCACGGCAAACCAAGGCTATGATACTGACGGAACAACTGGCCTCGGCTGGAATATTACAGATGCTACAAACAGGTGGAGGGCGTTCAATAATGTAATCCAGCAAGCTACGACTAATGCCAACACTATTGAATATGAAATTACTGCTGGCGAACAAACTACGGCTATTGCTTTTTTTGGTCTGGATGCCCAGACGGTAACAGTTACGGTTACTGATCCGACTGATGGTGTTATTTATAACGAAGAATTCAGTGTCATTTCAGATTCAGGCATTGACGATTGGTATTTGTACTTCACCGAAGAAATAGTAAGGGAGCAGAAGCTAATAGTATTTGGCCTTCCTGCTTTTTATGCGGCAGCGGTGATTGATATTGTAATTGATGACACTGGCGCGACTCCGGCGGTTGGCGAGATTGTTTTTGGCAACCAGTTTAATATCGGAGCATCACAATATGGAGCCACTTTTACAATTACCGATTACAGCGTAAAGGCAACGGCAGAAGATGGAGCTATTACAATCAGCCAAGGGGCATATTCTAATCTCGCTGATATTAATGTTGTGATTGATACGCCAAGATTTGACCATATCAAAAATACACTAACCGAAATTCGATCAACTCCTATTGTTTGGGTGGCAGATCAAAACTCAGCAGAAACCATGCTTTTTGGTTATTATCGAAACTTTAGGATTCAACTTGGTGACTATGTTACCAGTAGGACACTTTTACAAATTGAAGGATTAATCTAATGGCGATCACTCCCTTACCAACTGCACCAGCCAGAACTGATGCACCAGCAACTTTTGTTACTCGCGCAGATGCGTGGGTTGCAGCCCTAGATACATTCACCACTGAGGCAAACGCTCAGGCTGTAGCTGTTGATGCGGATGCTACTGCAACTGCTGCGGATGCCGTTTCAACTGCGGCTGATGTTGTTTTAACCAATGCCGATGTTGTGCTGGCTGATGCCGCACAAGCTGCGGCTGATGCAGCGAGCGCGGCGACATTATGGGTTTCTGGTACGGCTGTAAATACTCCTCTTGTTCAATATAGTCCAACAGATTATTTAAGCTATCGCTTGAAAAATAATCTAACTGCTGGCGCAAACACGGAAGATCCCGCAGCCGACACCGACAATACAAATTGGGTAAAACTTGCATCGGCGGCTTTGTCCGCAACTGTAATCGGACCGCTACCTGCTGTCGATCTTACAAGGACAATCCCAGCAATATTTACGATTACGAATTATGACATCACTTCCAGTTACACTATAACAACCGACAACGGCACAGTTTCCCGCGTCACGGACACGATCACTTGGACTCCAGATACTGCCGATGCAATCAACGGCGCGAGCTTCGTAATAGATGGCAATCCAATTGACGGATATAATGTTGTAGACATTGATGCTGGACAGCAAGACTACCTCACCGCCGGAACTTACTCGTTTGTTGTTCCTGCTGGCATAACAGAAGTGTCTGTTTTGTGCATAGGCGCTGGAGGAAATTATGTTGGCTTTAGCGAATATAATCTCGGTGGCGGATTAGGATACAAAAATAATATTACGGTCGTTCCCGGCGCGTCCCTAGAAGTTATTGTTGGCTCTGGCTCTAATGGCACAAGCGCATCCCCATCTACTTTCGATGCCGCTGGCTCTGGATGCGGTGCGGAAGGCGGCAAGCATGGAACCACAACGATGACAGCTACACAGTTGTATTCTTCTACCGGAGGGGATGGCAGATTAGAGGGAACTCAATCTTGGTTCGGTGGTGGCGGTGGTGCTGGCGGATATTCCGGTGACGGAGGTTATCAAAGCACAGCAGGAACAGATCTAGATGGCGCTGGTGGCGGCGGTGGAGCAGGAGGCGGAAAAAGCCTTACATCAGGTGTGGGGGCTGCTGGTGGCGGAGTCGGCGTACTTGGCGAGGGAAGCAGCGGAAGCGGCGGAGACGTAGGCACTAGAGCAGGTGGACAAGGTGGTAGCGGTGGCGGCACTGGCACAGCAGGACAAACAACCGCTGGTGGCTCTTTCGGAAATTCAAACGGTGGCCTTTATGGTGGTGCTGGTGCTGGTGCTTGGCATGACGTATCAGTCGGAACATTTGTTGCGGGTGGTGGTGCGGTAAGAATTATCTGGGAGTCAACAGCAGTAGGCGCGACAACTAGAGCGTGGCCTTCGACCAACGTAACAGACTTGTAAGGGCGGGAAACGAAAATGAAAATGAGCGATTATGTTATTAAAGTTAGCGATCAAAATAGAATACTTGGTCACCCGATTGACGCTCTAAACATGGCGTTGATCGGATACGATGCTGACGGTGATGTTCCAGAAGGATTTATGAATGTAAAGTTCAATGAAATCCTATCGACTAAATCTATCCAACCGCCTGAAAAAATCGAGTATAGAATTGAGGGCGATGTTGTTGTTATAGATAAATATCTTGCAATGGCAGAGTATGACGATCCTAGAATTGCGCACAAAATGAATGCCTCTTTTTGGCTGGCGCAAACCGATTCAACTCAACTACCAGACGTCATTGGGTTAATTCAAAACATAGACGAGATAAATGCATACCGAACCGAGCTAAGAAAAATCGCCATTGAAATGCCAAAGGTTGTTGAAAACTGGCCGGAGAAACCAGAAACTATTTGGAATGTATCTGGTGTGCCGACTATGGTTTCCATGCGTCAAGCACAGCAGTCTCTAAACGATGCCGACCTGCTCGAATTGGTTGAGAGCCATTTTGACACCTTGCCTAACAGCAAGAGAAACAGAGCAATAAAAATAGACTGGAAAAAAGCAAAGCACGTTGCTCGCAATTCGGATTTGGTTGTCTCACTTGCTGGAGTACTTTCGCTAGACGATTCGCAAGTAGACGCAATGTTTATAGACGCGCTGAATTATCCTGAATAAACCTCCCCCCCGAAAGAGAGAGGCCATTATTTTAGGAGCGTGGCTTACACTTAGGGCTTTGACATTCCATATTATGAAATCTAAGTAGGACTCCAGAGCATGAAGGGCAGTATCGAAGTTGATCATCAAACTCTGCTGCCCTAATCACTCTTGCTCCATCACGCCGATCACCTTTAAAGTAAATGAATCCCTGCCTTTCTAAATCTGCTGGCCTTCCTGAAATACTCGGATAGGGGACAGACATATCTAGTGCCTGAATTTCCTTGCAAGTAATCCCTTTCATTCCTGCGTTTCTAACGTGATTCAAAACATATAATTGCCGACCCCTAACATCGACCTTTGCTGCGGCATCTTTGCTAGTCTGCGGTGAATCCCGTTTAGCTAATTTGATCGGGTTAGTTGGGATTGGTTCGTTATCAAATAAATCGTTCATAGTCTTATTCCTGTGAAGTTATAAAAATGCGAGGCAGCAAACGCCACCTCACAATCCCACCAATTTCCTAAAATGGAATATCTTTATCTTGAAAATTATCATCTTGCTGATGCTGCCCCTGATTGTTCGCTGGCTGAGCAGTTCCAGTTTTATCGCGGCTATCAAGCATCTGCATTTCATTGAAGATAATCTCAGTTGAATAATGAGTCTGTCCATCCTTCTCATATTTCCGAGTTTTTAGCTTTCCGCAGATATAAATCATTGATCCTTTTTTTATATACTGTCCACAGATTTCAGCGAGCTTTCCAAAGGCGGCACAGCGATGCCATTCTGTAGATTCCTGCCTCTCTCCGCTCTGCTTATCCTTCCAGCTTTCCGAAGTGGCTAGTGATAGGGTGGCTACCGAGTTACCGTTGGGCATTACGCGCATTTCACAGTCTTGTCCTGCGCGTCCGATGATTGTTACTGAGTTGATTCCGTTGCTCATTTTATATTCTCCAAGATTTCAATTGTTTCGTTTAATTCGATTAGGAATTTAAGAACATCGCGCTCCATTTCTTCTGCAAGATCAGAATCCAGATGAAACCGAATACACTTATAAGCCAAGTGGTGCGGCAATCTATCATCGAACATTACAAAGTCTGTCCAACTCCTTTCGGCGCATAGCATCTGCGCTGTCATTTGCTTTTGATAATTTGCTGGAATTTTCCCAGACTTTATAAATTCGATATGAGTTGCCGTATTCGGGCATTTGATTTCAATCGAACCATCGAAGCCGACCAATCCATCTGGGCTTGCCACGAAATCCTCAATATCTGGGTGCGCTATACAGCCAGTTTCAAATACTTTCGTATCGGTTTCATTCTCATATCTACTCCTAGCGATCGGCTCCATCTCTGCACCTCTCTGCATAGCGGCAGAAGTGAAACCTTCCTCTCTGGTTCCAGTGAGCCTCTGGCAGAGCAACTCACTCATGTAATTCTTTCTGGATGAGGCAAACCCGCTTTTAGTTTTTGCCATTAGATCGGATACGCGCGAAGCGGAAACCTTACCGAGTCTAAAAGCAAACCATTCTGGACTTCCCTGAATCAACATATCTGAATTGCTCATGATGTTGCTCCATCTAGTTCAGAGATTTCTGCTCTCATTTTCTTGGATAGTTTGTACTGCTTGGATAGGTTTCTAAT